TTGATGAGTTCTACCAGGACCTTGTTATCATATTCAACACCTTCTGTATCCAAGATTTGTTGGATACGTTTGAAGAACTGGGCGGCAATGCCTTGACGTTCTTTTCCTTTGATTCCAAACTCAACGACGGCACATCGGGAATGGAGGGGTTCAAGGATTTTGTTTTTGTAGTTGCAGGTGAAGATGAATCTGCAGTTGCCAGCAAACTCCTCAATAAACGCCCGTAAGAGGAGTTGTACATCATTGGACGTGTTATCTGCTTCATCAATGATGATGACTTTGTGTTTTGCAGTTGCCGTAAGCGAGACGGTCGAAGCGAAATTTTTCGCATTGTTTCGGACAGTATCCAGGAATCGTCCTTCATCGGATCCGTTGATGACATAAACGTCAGCTCCAAGTTCATTACAGAGAGCCTTTGCAACTGTAGTCTTACCAATACCTGGAGGACCAGCAAGGAGCATATTAGGAATCTCTCCTTTATCTAGGAAGTCTTGAAAAGTCTTCTTAGTTTGTTCAGGGAGGATACACTCTTCAATAGTCTTAGGTCGGTATTTTTCAACCCAAATAAAATCACTCATAATACAAGTTTACTAACACTGATGGATAGTAGGAATGTCAACATTATAACAAGATCCCATGCTTTTGTTCTAATAAAGTATGGAATTGTAATTAGATCTGCAATGAAATGCAGTGCAACTCCCCAAAAAGAGCTGACGTGAAGAATAACGAAGTAGGCAACAATGACTCCAATGCTGCCCGCAATTCGCATCCTAACTAATAGTTCATCCAAAGGTCGAATCAGGTTCCAGAGCAATATAATAGGTCAGATTATATTTGGTATTGATAAATTGTGATAAAAGTTTAGAGGAGACAACCACATCGTAGGCACCAGGAATAATCTTGATGTTTTCTACTTTGAAGTTAAAAGTAAACTCTTTATCAGTTTCACCAACAACGATAGCATACTCGTTAGAAGTATCATTCTTCTTATCACGAACTACCAGTTTAATTACACCTGCTTCACCAACAGCAGAAAAATCAGGAAGTTGATAAACCTGTGCCGCTTTTACCAATTTTTCCAAAGATGCACTATCTAACTGAAAACAGACATCTTGAGTGGGCAGGTTAATCTCTTTTTCGGGAGGAGAAATGATGACATTAGGATCAGCGTAGAAATACTTAACACGACGCTTGCCTTCTTTAATACTCAGGTAAGAATCTTCTTTAAAGTCAAGATCAGGATCCTGATGAAGACTCAAACCATTTAGAAATTGATTAAGATCGTAAATAGCAAAATCACGAGGAAAGTCTTCTTTAATATCTGCTTCGGCAAGAATGTTCTTGGCAACAGAGATAGTACGAAGACGATTACCCTCTTTCACAAGAATAGAGTTATTAATACCAGCAAAGTTCTTGAGAACGGTGAGAGTGTTGTCGGATAGTTTCATAGTATTGGGATTCAATTTCATCACTGGGGGTAGGTTTCGCGTTTTGCGTTTTTATCGTTGAAGTGCATCAGAAGGACAGCATAATGCAAGATCTTCATAATGTCACGACGGGCAGTGCCTTTCTTATCATACCGAGAGGCATACTTGAGAATGTTGCTACGGCAAAATGCTTCACCGTCACCACATGCTTCAATCAGATCAAGTGTCTGAATTTTGTCGTCACCAGCAGAATAGTGCTGATTGTAAGTTCCCCGAACATATTCAAGAAGTTCTTGAAGAATTTCCTCTTCACTATACTTCCAAGGTGTTCTAGGATTGATTAGGTCAATAGAACCTGTAGAGGTGTCCGTCATATGAACAGTAAAATCGTTTTCATCCATTTTCAAAATTTCATCGTAAAGCATGGACCATGAATTAGTCATAATCTATTATATCAGGAGACAGTGGTCTCGTCAACGGGCATTTGGAAATCAGCATCTACCTTGTCATACAGTTCAAGGAATGCCTGCTTAGTCTCATCATCAAAGCGATTGACACAGACCTGGATTGCCTTTGCCTTATCTTTAAAGATACTATACGCCTTCACAATATGAACCAAACGGCGGGTGCTGATGATTTCTTCAATACCACCATCATAGAAGGTCTTACGGATAATATCTGCCCAGTCTGCAAGTCGCTTACAGAAGTTCTCATCATCACACAGTTTGTTGAGAATCTTAGTTTCAGTAGCAGTGGTGGGGTACTCCTGCTCAAAGGTCACTGGGAATCGTTCAAGGAAGGCTTCATTGAGCACGTTAGTTCCAATGAATCGTCCGTCGTCTGAACCTTTGCCTTTAGTGTTTGCGGTTGCGATGACGTTGAAACCTGCACTGGGTCGGACAAACTTGCCAATTTTCTTAAGAAAGACTCCATTTCCTTCAAGGATACTTTGGAGACAGAGAATTTTATTAGAGGCGAGGTCAACCTCGTCAAGGAGCAGGACAGCTCCTCGTTCGAGTGCTTCAATGACTGGGCCATTGTGCCAGACGGTTGCACCATCAACAAGGCGGAAACCACCAATAAGATCATCTTCATCAGTTTCAATAGTAATGTTTACACGGATGAGTTCTCGTCCGAGTTGGGCACAGGCTTGCTCAACAGAAAACGTTTTACCGTTGCCCGAGAGACCCGTGATAAACGTAGGGTAGAAGACACGGGACTCAATAATTTTTTTAATATCACCAAAGTTGCCAAACTTGACGAAGGAATCATCTTTCTGAGGGATAAGGTTTTGCTCAACAGCAGGCAACGCAGGAGGTGCCTGATAGGTTTGTTCCAGTTTCTCTTGTACGGTCAGGTTCCACTTACCACGCCCAACTTTACAATCAGAGAGTTTGTTAGTAATGGTCTGATAGTTGCAGTCGTTCATCGCACACCAAGCACGGATATCTGCAGTAGTCACAGATTCGCCGTAAGTTTCTTGGAGTGATTCGATGATGCTGCTCTTGGACAGTCCCATTGGGTTGTTTGTTTTAACTGAAGTAATTATACAATAAAAAAGAGGGTCCGAAGACCCTCTGTGGACAGTTAGGAAAGTGGATCACTCACCCTCAGCTTCTTTGAGTTCTTCAATCAATGATGCCTTGCTATGGCGTCGGTCCAGTTCAATTCCAAGAGTTCTTCCATACTTTTCAAGTTCTTTCTTATCCATTTTTTCAAGAACTGGTTCTTCTTTCTTGACAGGTTCAGGAGCAGGTGCTGCCTCAACCTTGGGAGCGGGTGCTCCGCCTCTAAGTAAATCTCCGAATCTGCTCATTGGTCTAACAGTAGTTTTCTATTATTTATCAATCAGGGAGTCCTCTAACTCCAGATCTCTTATCAGCATAATGTCTCTTCAATGCTTCTTTAGATCCTGGATTATTTGGATTATACCAAGAAGGTCTTCCTAACTCTACATTTCTCTGTCTGATTTGAGAAGCTGCTTCGCGAGCATTGCGATCACTAACAGCACGAGGATCTAAATTACGTGTTGTAGGTTTAGTAGTAGCATCTTTAATTCTTGATGCAGCAGTGCTCTGATTGAGTCTATCCACAGATTGTTTTGCTTTATCCCCGTAGAGTCTCAAAGCCCCAACCTGACCAGCTGGCATTTGTTTTGGTGCTCTATTAAACATTCCACCAACTCTGTTAATTACACCTTTAATACCAGGAATCCTTTTACCAACATTGATGGCTTTCTGAACATACTGCATAAATTCTTGAAGTTGTTCTTCATTCAAGTTTGCCATCATATAGACAGTATCTTCCTGAGTGTATCCCTCTTCAATAAATTCACCTTGAATAATATCAAAAAGATCAGCACTTTGAATATCAAGTGATTTCTTGATTCTAGCAGTTTCAGCGGGAGTTCTCTTTTGAGTTACTTTGAGACTAGAGTCTGAGTTCATTTTCGTCTTTACAGTATTACCCGTTGGAACTTGGGAGGTACCAGATTTAACTGTACTATTCAAAGAAGACTGTTGATTTGGTGGTACTGCTGTACGGGATTGCGATCTTGCTTGCATACTACGAATCGCCTGCAATCTCTGCGCCATTGAACTGCCACTGTTATAGGCAGATGATGTCTGTTGACTAGTTGAACGATTGACTACTATAGGGGTCGATCCTTTAGCAAGATCATTCTTAGGTGCGCTAGAAAGAGATGCACTACTACCTGGTTTTGCTGTACTAGGAGCAGCAGGAATAGGCATTCCACTTCTTAATCCAGGAACTTTTTTATTCCCGTCAAGCATAGGATTAGTAGATGCACTAGTTCCTCTAGTACGATCTCTCTCTGCCTTTGCCGCAGCAAGCTTTGGATTTGCTTTTGCCCACTTTTCCATCGGGGTTAGAGTCTTGTCTGCATTAATTGCATCAAGTTCCTGTTGTCTTGCCGATTTTTGTGGTGCAGTAGGAGCAACCGCTGGTCTTGAATCTTTTAATTGAGAACCCCGAGGAACAGGAAGAGGATCTTCACCTCTTGCTGCTCTTCTTTTATTTTCCGCTTCTACCTTTGCTCTTTCCTGATCTGCTTTGGCATCAGCAGCAGTATAACTTTTACTGGTCCTTTCAATAGCAGATCGTTCTTGTTGCTGCTTTCTTTTTGCCATAAGACCTTCTGGATTTCCAGATTTTTTGACAAGTGCAGCAAACTCCTCATCACTCATTGATGCGTAGTCAGGAGTTGCCTGCTCACTGTAAACCTGAGCAACTGCATCCATCATTGATAATACTTCTTTCGAACTAATCCTATCCATTGTCAATTCTCCGTAATGAGCTCAAACCACTGTTCGCTCATTCCTTGAATGATGGAATCTGCGGAATCAGAATCGGTTGCGTAACCTTCCTCAATGAGGTGTGTTACAACCTTTTCATAGATTTCTTTTGTCTCTTTTAATTGCTTAGGGGAAGGTTTCATCGCTAGACAGTTTTTCTATATTCTTATTTATTCAAGCGATAAGTTCAATAAACTCTCCCAAAACTTTCTTGTTCATCTTCTTGTTTTTCAAACTCTTTGCAAATGCAGACTTGATTTTTGCTTTGGTTGCTCCATAATCAACATCAAACTCAGAATCATTTGCAAGTGAATTTGCGGAGAGAGCAAAGTAAGTGTGATATCCAGAATCATAAAGTGAAAATGCACGCTCCTTTTTCCAAATCTTAATAGTTTTTTCTATCTTAACAGAGTTCCAATCACAAGAGCGTCGGATGAAACTATTGGCATCACGAGATTCAAGAAGACGAATACCAATGAAATTGACTTCAGGGAAAGTGTCACGAATATCTTTGATAAAGGTTTCAGTCATTTCCCACCAATCACAATCAAAAGAATAAGTATTACCAGTTTTACGATTTCTCAGAAAAGAATTGCCACCAAGAGTTCCGATACCAAGAAAAGGTTCTACTTCCCAACGACGCTGAACTTCTTTGTGATACTTCATACCACCCGCTTCACCATCACTCAGAACAACACACTGAACTTTCTGAACTTTGTTCTCTTTCTTAAAATGAGGAATCAGTTGGTGCAGAGAAATAAACGCTTCATTGAGAGGAGTTCCAGAAAGACTCAAACCAGTAGGAATGGGAATATTTGACCAGTGATTAAAAGTCCAAGCAAGACGGAAGAAGTTTTTCATCTGCTGCTCAAGATCTTTCATCTTGGTTTTACTGGTGAAGATGTTCATCATAGAGAACCACTCATTCACAGCAATAAGACCTTCACGCTTCTTGTAAGCATAACCTTTTACTTCTGGATTACCATCTTCATTAGTGACAATCTTAGGATACTCATTTGTAAAAGCATAAACCTCAAAAGGAATATTCACTTTCTTACAGAACCAAATAAGATTGAACAGTTGCTTCAAAGTGTCCTGAAGAACAGTACCCATTGAACCAGACCAGTCCAGAACAAAAATCAGACCGTGATTTTTACCATCAGCAAGAGTAGTGACTTTCTTGAAGAGATCTTCATTGTACTTGTAGGTGTGAAGTTTAGAACAATCCAGCACACCAGTGCGAGCAGTAGTGGCACGAGCATATGAGTCTGCTGCTTTTTTGCACTCAAACTCTTTCACAAGATAGTTGACTTCTTTCTGAGCAGAACGTTTGAACTTTACAAATTCATTATCAATATGATAAAAGATTTCATCCTTAACAAGTCCTTGTCTATCCATCCACTCATCCCATTCAGCAAATCGTCCATGAATTTCAGAGTTATCAACAACAAACTTATTGATTTCAAGTTTGGGAAGTTCAACATAAACGTTCTCCATGCCATCCATTGAAGCAAGTTGTTTGATTGCTTCTTCCAAATTATTCATCGTGGAAACTTCTAGTTCATCATTGTTGGTTCCGCCATATGAGTCACTCTCTCCAGGTTCTTCAGATTCCCACGAATCTGTTTCCTGTTCAATAGAATCATTATATTCACCTTCTTCCATTCCTTCACTTTCTTGTTGAGGAACTTCTGAGATATCATTGCTACCTTCTTGACCCCCTTGCATTTGCAAGTCATCAACCTTGGTTTTCATTTCTTCCTGACGCTTACAGAAATCATAAAGTTCTTTAGAAACTTGCAGAACATCGTCAAAAGTCTCAGTATCAGCAATCTTCTGGCAAAGTTCTTTTTCATTGTCTTCAAAAGGAACTTCCACAAAGTTACCAATCTTGAAATACAGGTTTGCTTTATCGGCAAGATTCATAGTGCTGACATCATCATCAGCAATATCAAAGAAATCGGCATCAGACAGTTCTTTATATCCACGATAAAAAGTCTTAGAGATACCAGCATATCGACGCTTCATCAGTTTCTCAATGCGAGCATCTTCTACTACATTGACGAACTGTGGTGGAATCTTGATTTCTTTCAACCAGTTGCGGTCAGGAGTGTAGAGAGCATGACCGACTTCATGACCAACCAACATATCATACACCTCACCACTTGCACGATCCCACATCGGCAGAGTCAACACACGAGTATGAACGTTGAAACAAGCAGTCTCCACTTTCTTATGCTCAACCACCAGGTCTTCAGTAGCAAGTAGTTTGGCAAGTTGAGACTTGATTTCGTGGGAAACGGTCATTGCTTGGTTGCGTATGAACCTATTATACAAAAAAAGAGGGTCTCACGACCCTCCCCTGTGCCAGTTTGAAAAGTGGATCACTCACCCTTAAGTTTGGTGTTGTATCTTCTACCACGCCAGGTAAACTCTTTCTTACCTGCCTTTCTAGCAGCGGCAAAAGTTTTATCAAAATCAGCGGCAGAATTTCTTCTGTTCTCAGCATCTGCCTTTGCAATTTCTTGCTTCTCCTTATTCACTTGAGCAGAACGCTCACCAGTTGGTTCTGGTTTTGGTTGAGATGCTGCTTGTGTTTCTGCTTTCTGCTGAGCAAGTTTTTCAGATCTTTGCTGAGCAAGTTTTTCAGATTTTTGCTGATCTCTTTCTAAACGTCGTGCAGCACTATCCTTGTTAGCCTTATCAACCACTGCACCAGTTAGACCAACACCACCAGTAACTACACCCGCAGTTCCAAGAGCAGTCATTGCTTTTTTAACTTTCTTTACAGCACCAACCACACTATCTGCTTTTGCTGGTTTAGGAAGAGATGGTGCAACTCTTTGTGGTTGTGCCTTGAGAGTTGGCATACTTCTTTGAGATGCCCTACCACCAGACACGGCAAAACCTTTAGTATTACCAGGAAGTCCAAGATTAGGATTTCGTGTAATGTTTCTCAAATCCTGTGCTTTATCAGACATACCAGGAATTCTCATCTGTCCTGGAGTTTGAACTGGATTTGCTTTTGGTTGTGGAAGTTTGGAACTTGCAGCAGGAACTGGACTGGTGCCAGTAAATGGGGTTCTTCCGCCAGTAAAGTTTTGTGCCTTACCTGATTTGGTTAGAAGATTTCCTTGAAGAGGAGTTCCCTGAACTTGCTTTACAACTTGCTTTACTGCCTTTTTAGCACCAGGTTTTTTAAGAACACCCGACATATATCCAACTGTTCTGAGTATATTCAGGAATGCTTTACCTTTATTTTCGGTAATCAACCCATACTCATGAATATTATCTTCGTAGAGATAGTTAACGACTTCGGTCGCTTCATCTTCATCAATACCCCTCTCAATAAGATATTGATATAGTTCTTCGTAAAAGTTCTCCATCTCTACAAATACTTTTTAGGTATTTATATTAATCACATACTTTCTTAGAGAATCCTTTAATCTTGTCAAACTTGATTGTACTCTCAAACTTATCCTGCAAGTCCGTCTTATGAGAGATCACAAAAATGTTTGCATCTTTAATTACATAACGAATAATCTTAAGGAACTCATCAGTTCCAAACCCATCAAGAGAAGAGTCAAAGACTTCATCCATAATCAGCAGGTTGGTATTTACAGAGTTTTTGACACGCGCTACTTCACGCCAAGTGAAGAGAAGGGCAAGGTCGATTCTCATCTTTTCACCTT